TTCTTTTCAATTTTATTATTTATTACTGTTCCCCTATGTCCATAAACATAGTTTCCATTATTACATTGAATATGTATATGGGAATGTACATGATAGTGATATGGAGGTATAAACTGATAGTAATACCACCAAGGATAATAATGGGGAACACCATAATAGTAATAGAATCCACTCCAATATCCCCAATAAGGATCACCACCTATTTCATAATCATTTGCCCAATAAACTTCAGATGAATGATAATTATCTTCATATATTGGATCTGGTGTATATGAAGTTACATAACAACCTGATAATATTAAAATTAGTAATATGTAAATTGATTTATTCATTTGCCGGGTCGTGAGGTGGTTTTAGTTCTTGTTTATCTTGTAAATCTTCAATAGCTTGTCTTAAAATTTGTTCTTTTAAATCCATACCATTACATCTACTTTTTAATTCTTCAATTTCTGATTCTATTTTACAACATTTATCTTCAAATGATTTTTGTGATACCATGCATGAACTTAATGTCATAATTATTGTTATTAGTAATATTCTCATTGTTTTGTTATCCTTTGATTAATTATCTTATTGTTATATAAAACTTTTAAATTATATATGCCGGCTGGTAATCTTGACATATCTATGCTGTTTGCTTTTTCCTTTGATATTACTAGTTGTCCTTTCATATCATAAATATCAACATTAGAATCATAATATCCAGAAATAGTTAACATATTTGTAACTGGGTTTGGATATATTAATAATTCCCTATTTATTTCCTGTAAATCTATAGGCCATCCTAAATCACAGTAATTATATAATTCAACACAGAATGAATCCCATTCTCCATCACAACATTCATCGTCTACTGATATTACCCATGCAAAACATTCATTAGGTAACCAATATGGAACACCAGGTCCTCCACTACATCCTGCATCATAAACACAACTTCCGTCGTCTGTATTTGCTGTGAAACTATAATTATATGCATCAACGTCAGTACATCCTGTTAATACATCTATACAAGCTCCTGAATCTGTATTTGCCAGTGGATCATAATTAATTGCATCTGGGTCAGTACAACCTATCACAACTTCAATACACGAAAAGTCTTCAGTGTTTGCATCTACATTATAGTTAAACGCACTAGGATCTGTACAACCATAAATAAATGGAATACAAGTTCCATTATCAGTATTGGCTGTTGGATCATAATTAAATGCTGTTGAATCCATACAGCCATAAACGAATTCTATACAAGAACCATTCTCAGTATTTGCTTCTTCATTGTAATTCCACATTGTATTATCTGTACATCCATATATAAGAGGAATACAACTTCCGTCATCTGTATTGGCATTTGAGTTATAGTTAAATGCTTCTTCATCCGTACAACCTAAAATAGGATATATACAACCGTTATTAGTATTGGCATTTGAATTGTAATTTAATGCGGTTGAATCTGTACATCCAATTACAACATCTATACATGAACCATTATTAACATTTGCATTAACATCATAGTTAAATGCATTTGGATCTGTACATCCATATATTGCATAAGTACATCCTGAATTTGTGTTTGCAGAAGAGTTATAGTTAAGAGCTGTGTCGTCTGTACAACCAATAATTACTGGCTCACAGCTATCATCATCTACATTGGCATTAACATCATAATTAAATGCATTGGGGTCAGTACAACCAAGTACTGGATAAATACATCCACTATTAGTATTTGCTGTTTCATCATAATTATTAGCAGTAGAATCAGTACAACCAATTATAACTGGAACACAACTTCCGTCATCTGTATTTGCATTAACATTAAAATTAAATGCTTCAAGATCTGTACAGCCTAAAATAGGATAAATGCATCCACTATTAGTATTCGCCAAGTCATCATAATTTAATGCAGTATTGTCGGTGCAGCCAATTATTACTTCTTCACAACTACCATCATCAACATTTGCATTGATGTCAAAATTGAATGCTTCTGGATCTGTACATCCTAATGATGGATATATGCAGCCTGAGTTAGTGTTTGCTAGTTCATTATAATTATTGGCTGTATCATCTGTACATCCTATTACTACTTCTTCACAACTACCATCTTCTGTATTGGCTTGAGGATTGTAATTAAAAGCTTCAGGATCTGTGCAGCCATAAACAAATGATACACAGCCAACATTTGTATTTGCTAACTCATCATAATTAAATGCTTCTGGATCTGTACATCCATATACATATTCAATACATGAACCATCATCCGTATTTGCATTGATGTTAAAGTTAAATTGTGTAGGATCCATACAGCCATAAACAAATGGCTCACATGGATTGTTTTCATCTTCTGTATTTGCTTCAGGGTTATAGTTAAATGCTGTTTCATCCAAACAACCGTATATAAATGGTTCACATAAATTATTATTTGTGTTTACATCTACACCATCTATTCCTGTTAGTGGATTTCCTACACCATCATTATCATAATCATTATAGGTATATGAATTAGGATTTAAACAACCATAAACAAATGGATAACACGAACCATCGTCTGTATTGGCTTCTGGATCATAATTAAATTGATTTGTTTGTGTACATCCTTCTATTACTGGTATACATGATTCATCATCTACATTTGCTTCTATATCGTAATTAAAGGCATCATCTTCAGTACAACCATAAACTACTGGAATACAAGAATCATTATCTGAGTTAGCGGATGAATCGTAATTAAATGCTAGTTCATCAGTACATCCATAAATGAACGGTTCACAAATCAATCCATCAAAATCAAAATTAGCATTTGGATCATAATTAAATGCAGTTCCATCTGTACATCCTAATATGTAAGGTATACATGGATCTGTAGGATCCCCTATTGCTGTTGCATTAACTGTTGCATTATAATCAAAATTAAATTGTGTATCATCCATACATCCAAATACTGCAAACTCTTCGCATGAACCATCATTAAAGTCGGCTTCTACTCCATATTCATCTATGTAAGTATAATATTCAGTATATGCTTCATTATCACAACCTGGATTGTAATAACATGAGCCATCAGTTGTATTTGCTGTTGCTATATAATTAATAGCCTCTTCATCTAAACATCCATAAATTTTTGGTATGCAACTATCACCACACTTAGCTTCTGCCTTGTATATAAATCCATATTGATTGTAAGATAGTATTGGATTTGTATATGGATTTGTTCCTCCGTTTGCTATTACCAATCCTACTGGATTTGTTATTGTAAATCTACATTGTTCTGCCGTTTGTTGAGAATTTCCAAAGGAGTAAAAATAAGTGTTTACCATTTCAGATGTATTTAAATTTAAAACTGTGTCTAATTGTAATTGGTCTGACTCCAATGTAAATGGTCCCCACCAATCATCACCTTGTGTTACTACTAGGAAAGATCCAGCCCAGCCATTATCACCCCAATCTTGCAATGTTAATGTATTATCACAATTTGGAGTAAATAGTGTTGAAGTTGCTTCTTCATCGTAATTATATGCATCAGTATCTGTACAGCCATAAACATTTAAATTTAAGCAAGTTCCATCGTCCTCTGTAGCATAAACATCATATTCCACATAATCAGAATCTGTACATCCTGGTATTACTTCATCAATACATTCTTGAACAAATATGTTTTCTTGAAATATAGGACCAAAATTACCACCACCAGTTGAAAGTGTATCACAAGGAGTATATACTATCCAAGATCCATCTACACCACCCCATATTGAACCAGCTAAACCATCACCATAAGTATCTGTTATACTAAATAAAACTGATGTTCCATTATCAATACAAACTTGTTTTTCAACAATACCATAATCAGGAATATCACTATATGTTCCTGGTGCAACTAAATCCAATACAGTTCCTCCTCCGTCATAAATTGCCCAGCCAGTTTCTTCTTGATATTGATCTAATGTTATTTCTACTGTTACTACCGTCTTTCCTGGAGAACAAGATATGTCGGTTCCATCACATGAACCATCATCTATAGTTGCTGCTGGATTGTACATATTAGATGTTGGATCTGTACAACCTGGTATATTGATACAAGAACCGTCATTAACCCCTGCTTCAGGATTGAAGTTTAATGCATTTGGATCTGTACAACCATAAATAAATGTACATGGGTCCATATACCAATATTCACCTACTACAGCATTAACATTTAGTCCTGGTGAAAATGTTCCTAAGTTTCCATCAGCTTCTGCCTCTGTATAACATACATAAATTAATACTGCTGGAGCATTACAGTTACCTTGAACCTCTGCAACAAAATCTACATAGAAAGTATTTTCACCTATGTATAATTTATTACCAACTTCAAATATATCTTGGTTTCCATTAAAATAAAAATCAGGATCTACACCAAAATAGTTTTGTCCCCACACAGTGGTATTACAACTACCTCCTGGAAAAATTAGTCCTGATGGAAATACTGCCGCCTCTGGATCATAGTTAGATGCATTTTCATTTGTACATCCTTCTAAATATTCACATGTTCCGTCGTCTTCATATGCTTCTTCATTAAAATTGATTGCTATTTCATCTGTACAGCCTAATGTTGGTGGAGCGCATGGTGCAATTGTTAATGATTCTATTAATTCATTTTGTTCCCACTCTGCACCATTTTCTATTTCTTCAATTGTATTTCCGGTAAATGATCCTTCATGAAAAAATAATACGCTATCACATGTATTTGTTATTTCAACATACCCACCTGTCCATAAACCATCACCATAAGAATCAAATAAGAAATAATAATATTCTCCCGAATTTAATTCTACTATTTCACTATATAAAGTTTGATCTAAATCGTATGGGCCACCTTCTGCTATTACATTTTCGTTTGAATCTACTAATTCCCATGTTGTTTCTTCAGGCCAATCATCCGTATGAACATCTATATTGATCCAAGAATCATATGTTATTACTTCTGGTGCGCATGGTTCATTACCACATTCATTAAAGCAATGTGTTAATTTATATTCACCTGTTGGATTAACATAAGTACCATTATCAATTAACTCTTG